TTTATTTCTTCTATGTGATTATTTAAACGCCTAGAATAAAAACAGCCGTCCTCAATGACAAATAAGTCAAAGTCTTCTATAACTTGTTTTAACATAGCTGTATCACATTGTAAGCCATAAGCTAAAATGTCATACTGGCTAGTGCATATTTTATTTTCTTCTGTGAATAACAATTCTAATACCGCCCAGAACAAACCATACCCAGCATAGCCAAGAGTGCTACGCAATTTTATGATTCTTATGTCCAAACGTGCCGAAGAATCGTGATTGAAATAAGTTTTTTTCATATTGTATAAATAATGATAGTGCCTATGCTAACAGAAAAGTATAACATATAAAACAAGTAATAACATAGACACTATCGGAGTTAACTAAAATGGTGTGTTTTCTGTAATTTGATAATTTATGTCGTCTTCAACTCTAATATCTTTAATCATTAAAGTTGTGAAGAATTTATCTTTCCATTGATTACATCTAATATAGAAATCAATTTGAGCAAATTTATCAACCTTTATACTTTTTCTTCTAACATCTATTGATGCTTTGCCAAATATTTCAAAATGATATTTGTTTTCAAAGTCTGTGTCATCTTCTATTGTGATGTACATTTTTTCAGCTTGATCTCCACTTTTAAGTGTAATCATTTCATTTTTTATGTCTATTATTTTTCCTCTTATGCTATACATATCTATTTATTTTATTGATTATTATTTCTTTTAAATTGTTCGCTTTCATCTTCGCCAAAATGTCCTAAAGCTGATAGTCCGACGAGCTTGAGACACGCTCTACTCATTGAACGCTTTTCTGCCATTTCCATCACATACCAACTACTCGTGTTTCCGTCTTGATAGCTAGTTCCCTTTTTAGCACTACCAAACGTTTGTACTTTTTTATCAGCATATTTTGCAAGTGCCTTAACACAAGCAAAGTTTTCTTCACATTTGATAACTTCATATTCAATTTGAATATTATTATTAGCCATGATTTTTTCAATACCAGCTCTAGTAATAATTTTATAGTGCTGATGTGAAAATACATCTTCTTCTGTTAGATTATTTTCTATATATAATCTATTTAATAATTCTTTTCGTGTTTCTTTCATAATTAAAATGGTTTTATAAATTTAACAACATCTAAATTAATTAGTTCACAAAGTTGCTCAAGCTCATTAACACGCATGGTGTCTGGCTCTTTAAGTCTTTTTAATGTTGTTGGATAGCTCCAGCCAAGTCTATTGGCTAAAGTTCTCTTGTTAATTTCTATTGCTGACATAGCTATTCTAATAACTTGTTTGCGTTGTTGTTTACTATTCATGTAATAAGTTTTTAAATTATTTCACAATTATAATCATTATTTTAACACAAAATAAAAATAAAGACAATAGTTATTAACAATGGTGGTGTTGATAAATTAATATAAACGTTTATAAAAAGTAAAGATTTTTTTACATATATTTGTGTCATACAATTAAAACAAGTATTAAATTTAAATTATAAATTATGACTACAATATATAAACAAATTAAACTAAATGTAACACAATTAGCTACCTCTATGGTATTAATAGATAATTACATCAAAGAAGAAAACGAAATGATAGAAATATACATCAATAGATTAAATAGTTCTTCTAGTACAGATGAAGTCAATTTTTATCAAGATTTAGTTAAGGAAATGAAAGACAAAGTTAAATCAATGATTAGCTTAAAAAAAGAAATGGAAGACGTTGAGTTTACTACTAAACACGACTTGTATGTTCAAAAAGATGGCAAAATTCTTTATACTGAAAACGAGTTACAAGATATGCAAAGAGAAGCAATAGATAAAGGAGAGCATTTAAATAAATAATTATGATAAAAGAATATATTATAACTGGCGACGGCTATTACAACTCAAGAGTAGCTAGTCCAATATCTTTAGAACAAATTGGCGACGTAGAGTGGAAGAAAGGAGCTATCCATTTTAAAGGCACAGAAAAACAATTAGAAGCCTTTATAGATACTTTATTTGAAGACGAAACCTATTTTAAATATAGAGATCATTTTGAAAAAGAAAAATATAATAACCTTAAAAGAATATCAATATTATGAAATCAACACACTTAACTAGAACACTAGACTATTTAAATGAATTTGGAAGCATAACAACATTAGATGCTTTTAGAGACTTAGGAAATACGAGATTGTCTTCTACCATTTTTTTACTTAGAAAAAAAGGATATAACATTGTAAGTGATGAAGTAGAAGTTCCAACAAGATTTTTGCTAGACAATGGAGATAGAAAGTTCACGCAAGTAGTTCGTTATCGACTAATTGCATAGCCAAGAGAATATATATACCCCCTTTTATTTTTTCTTTAAATTCTTTACTAAAACTTTAAAGTCTTCTCGCATAGTTTTTATGTCATAAACTTTGTTATTGTTTTTGTCATAAGTATAATATGCACCGAGTTTTAGTTTCTCTTTATAAATATTCATATTACAAATATATTAATTTATTTTACCATTCCAACGTCCTCCCTTTTCTAGTACCATAGGCAATAGCTTTGGCTGTCCGTTTATTATTATTCCACAACCTAAGATCACTCTAGCACTATTTACCTTATTATAGGCATAGGCTCTGGAATTATCGTCTATTAAACAACCTACCATCATGCTCCAGTTTAAATTCATGGGATTGCTAGTGTAACCAATTTCAAAACAAGTATGATAGTGTCCTTGTATCACACACATTCCCATCTCTTTTGCTAAAGCTAAGCCGTTCTTTTTCATTCCATGTGTCATAAATACTGTCTGTCCATTGTTCATTGTGTGCTTATAGTCTGCGTACCATTTCCAGCCTTTACCTACGCCAATAACTTCGTTATAGTCTTTTAACATATAGTTTGGTATTCCATGCGTTTTAGAGCGTCTGTAAAGCATAGAGCCATGATTAGAGTGGACAAGTGTCATTTCTGGAAATATCTCCTCTAGCTCTTTAAAAACCTTACGAGCTTTAAGAGTTTCGTTGTGCTGTGTGTCTAGCTCTTGTTCCTTCTCATGATATGACAATCCGTGGAAATCTGCCTCGTCTCCAGAGTTCCAAACTAACGTTGGCTTGTAGTATTCTTTTATAGCTTTTAAAAAACGAATTGAATCTTGGTGGTGGTATGGAATATGCAAGTCAGAGATAACTAAAATTATCTCATTTTCTTTTTGTCTTGACTCTTTGACCTTGTCGTGTTCTGACTTGGTTAGCCTTAGACGATATGTTTTTTTATCTTTTATTTTCTTTTAATTTTCTCAAATGACCTTCCAGCAAAATAAGCTGAATAAACACACAATAAAAGTGTCTGATAAATTGGAACATAAGCTGGCGATATTTGGAACTCGCCAATGTTTCCGTCAAACACTGATATAACCACAAACACGAAGGTCAAAAAAATTAATGTTAGTGGTCTAATATTTGCTGGCAACCAACCAGCTTTAGCGTCAGCCTCCCAACGCCTTGTGACTTGTTGTTGTGCGTTAGACTCAGCGTTAGCTAAGATTTCACGCATCTTATTTTTTAAAGCCAACTTCTCCTCTTTAGTTGTCACTACCTCGTCAATAATTTCTGAGGCGTTTCCAATTAGTGATTTAAAGATTCCTTGTAGCATTATATTGATTTATATTCTATTAAAGGTCTATACTTAGTCTTATTGTTTTCGTCTTTGTAAGCTACTAAAGTCTGTCGTCTATTGTCTGTAACTTTCCAACTTATGTGAATCCATGCTGGAAAGTCTGTGTCTTTTTCTGCTGTTGGAGCTGGTGTTCCAAATTCTAAGATGCACTGGTCATAGTCCAAGTCTAATTCTATTAGTGCTTTATAGATTTTAAGATTGTCCATTTTGCCACGACTAACGTGTTGACAATCAATAGCCTCATAACGACAATGTTGTGAGTTAACGCCAGAACTACCAGAAATTGCTTTACTTAGCTTAGGACTTCTATAACCGCTCGTAATTCTGATAGAGCCTATGTGATTCCTCAATGGCTGTAAAAGATGAGCGGCTAGAAGTCTTAATTTTATAATACCTTCTTTTGTAGGCGTGTTGTCAATTCCAAGTCTTAAAGCTGTGTCAGACTTAGTTAATTCATGCAATGTAAAATTTTTAGTTAATCTCATTCAAATTTAGCTAAATAAATTTTATCAATTACCTCTTGCAAATCATTAATAGAAACGTCAAGCTCCATCATAATATTTGCTTCATACCTTGCAACTTCCAAATTATTGTCAAAAACTATAATTGTTGGAACAGCTAGTATGTCGTGTTTTTCTTGCTTGTCTGCATTGTGACATATTACAACGTCTTCTTTTTCGCAATCTTTTAAGTCTGCAATGTTGTAGTTGTTGTCTGCGTTCCATTCACTATTGTAGTGAACTACTTTTACTTGAGCCATGCAAGAGCCTATTCCAAAAAATAATATGCCAAGTAATATATAAGGTAGATTTCCCATTAGTCCATTTTATCTATTTTATCTCTCAAGTATTTCATGTCCTCTTTGATTTCTTTTACGTCTTCTTCTGTCGCTAAAATGGAAGACCTAATTAATTTGTCCTTTAGCTCAAACTCTTTTTCACTAATAGGCATTTTCGGCAACTCTCTTGCTTCTGCTATGTCAGCTTGTAGTGTAAACCACATACCAACTAAAGTAGCTATTAGCATTGATATTCCGCCAAGTGTTTTAACACTGACTTGAAACTTAGAGTCTTCGGATAGTTCTTTCATTTGTTGCAACTTTTATCACATTTCTTTCCAGAGAACTTTTCTACGCCACTAATTCCAAAACAACCTAGCACAACCCAAACAAAAGAATCATAAACAAACTCGTTTATAATTAAGTCTTTGCCTATCCAGCCAGTAAGTAAATCAGCAATCATTATTAAACACATTATTAAGAAAGCCACAAAACCAATTATAGCTTTTTCGTTCCAGTTATTGTTATCTTTAAATATATTCATTATAATTTATATTTTATTAAACCATTTTGTATGTAAATTCCTTCTGCTCTTTTTATGATTTTACCATTAAGATCATAAAGTAAGCCAGTATTTTTTGACTTGTCTAACAGCTCTTGCATACCACTATTGCATGGAAGTCCAGTAACGCAATCAATATATTCTGTTATAATGATTTCTTGAAACTCTACAATAGTGTCTGTTAGATATTCTGTTTGTATTATCGTATCTGTTTGTATTATTGGCACTTCTACATAAACTGTGTCACATTCATTTTGTGGAACACATTGTTCAATTGGCGTAGGCACTGCGTCTTGTTCGTCGCTTCCGTCAACGCAATCGTTCCAGTTGTCGTTTAAATAAAACAAGCCACCAACACCATTAGGCACGCAACCCAAAGGACTATATTGTGTCCAGTTGCTAACGTCATCGCCACAATAAAAGCCATTAGCTTCGGCACAAGCTATACATAATTCTTGAAAGTCATAGTCTTGTGCAAAAGAAAACGCACTAATAAACAATAACAACAATAATTTTTTCATAGCTAAAAGATTAAATAATTAAAACCAAACTTGCTTTCATATATAGGCTTCCCCCAAACGTAGATGTGCTTGCCTTCAATAAAGAAACCTAAAGACTTATTTACTTTAAGTCCTAAAATAGCTCCAGAATCCCATTCTAAGCTCTCTAAGGCACTATCTCCATACTCATAAGAGTATTCGTCCAAACCATAGTGAAAAGGCATTAGATTCGCCCAAATGTGAATCCAGTATTTTGGAGAGTATTTATAGAACGATAAACCAGCTACGAAGCTAATTTCTTTTTGCATACCTAATTTGTCAAGCTCTCTATTGTTAAAGTCTGCAATTGCTTGTCCAAAATAGTGTTTGTAAAACTCGTCATTTGACGTTGCTATTAGTTCTTCGTTTTTATACCAGTGCCATCTACCATTTACAAGCTCGCTACTATATCCAAACTCCTCAGCTAGTTGTGAAAAAGATTGTTCTCCAGCAATCCAAAAGTCTTCAATCGGTGTATAGCCATAAGGATCATGAACACGAAAAACAGCTCCAAAAGTAAAGTCAAAATTGCCTTTAGTTATTCTAAGTCTTGCGTCTGCTGAATTGTATCTAAGCTCTACTCTTTGATTGTCTATGTATTGTGCTTTAACAACAAAGCGTTTACCTAAATATCGAAGCCAATAAGTTTGCTGAGTAAATATGTCACCACGATTACGCACCAATGAATAATTGGCAAGGTACTCAAAGCCAGTGCTATTACCAATAAGAACATCGTCAGAACTACTCTTATTGCTTTCGTTTCCATAATACCATGTAGTAAGTTTTTTCTCATAATCAAAACGTGCTTTTTTTCGTATTCCAATACTTAGATTGTAGTCAAAAGGATTTATTTGTGTAACGTCTTCGTAGCCTTTGTCAATAGAAATATAGTTTTGTCTTTCTACCATACTTGTATTTACATTCATAGAAGTATAGATAGTCGAATACTTAAAGAAGTCTATTTGACTAAACGATAAAAATGGAATTAATAATAGTAAATATTTTATCATAAAACTTTAGTATAAGCGTAAGAAACATAAATATCACAAAACCAACCACCTAAAAAACCAGTGCCACTCGCCCAACAAATAAAAGGCGTGTTAATTATAGAAGTGTTTTTGACTGGTGTTCTTGGTGCACCTTGAGCATGAACTACATAAGAGCAATCTGTTGATTCGCTACTCATGATTCTGTCTACTTTTCCCCAATAGTCAGTGTCTACTGTGCCATCAAAACCAAATAATAAGCCATTGTTAGATGCTTCTGTTGCCGATGCGTATGTGCATAAAACAGTTACATTATATATTGTCGGCATATAACCACTCAACGCACCTATTAATGTTTTTGGTGTTGTATTTAAAGCCTGAACTTCTGTATTATTTAAAGAAAATTTATCAGTTTGAATAATAAATTTTGAGTCAATTTTTTTTGAAGTTCCAGCTGATGAGCCAGTTGTGTCGTTGACATCGACGACGTGAAATAAATCGCCAGAGCCAGTCTGCATTTCCATTGCTGTTTTATCTGTGAGCCTTTGATTTGCCATAATCTGTTTGTTTTTTATTCAATTTTTTAATGTATTTTTTTAACTTTTTATAGTTAATTAAAGAAAACTTTGTATTGTATTTGCCTCTCATTAACATATATTTTTATAACCCATTCCAGCCAGTAAGGCTTTTAATTCTATGTCAGTAATATTGGTGTCCATATTTATTCCACTATAAAAGTTTCTAGTTGTCGGACTAATATCAGAGCCAGTGTTTGAATTGTATTCTGGAAATAGTGATGTATTGTTTGTCAAATAACGAATCATTTGCTCTCTATAAAACTGAGCCATGTCAAGAGCCGAATCGATGAGAGGCTGTATCGCGTCATAACTTGCTGATGAACCTTGCTCGTTAGTCATTTCAATTATTGAGTGATTTACAGCTCTTAAACGTAGCACTGGATAGAGAGTAGCGAGAGTATATTGACAAAGACACTTGCTGACGTAATCTCTTAGCAAGATTAAGTAGTTGCCAGCTGGTGTTCCTTGTACTTCTGTTTTTAACTTTTCAAATAAGTCTGTTCCTAATACTGGCAAAATATATTTATCTTGTGCTAATAGAACAACTGGGTGTATTAAGTTTGTGTCTACTGATTCAGAAATTGTAGTATTGTTTTTTAGTGTGTCCGCACTTATTAAGAGTGTATGTGTTACCGCCATAATTATTAGTTTATATTATCCAACATTAGTTTTATAACTTCTTTCTTGTTCTTTTCGTGGCTTTAAAAATCCATGATTCTTCATTCTCCACGTTGTCTTTCTCATTTCAGCATCGTCTGGCATTGGCATCTTGCCACTTGCAAATTGTTGAGAAACTTCTCTAAAATTGTTTAGTGTTCCGTTTGGTAGATATTCTCCTTCTTGATATTCCTTTCCGTCAACATCTACAAACGTTGTTCCTTTAGGTACTATACGTCTAAAATAGAACACTCGTTCCCATTTATGTTTACAATTAGCTCCTCCTTTGTAAAGTGCTATGTTGTATGTGTTAGAGCCACCAGCTCCAAAGCCTTTGTTAACAGCTTTTGTAGACGCTTTTTCTAGGTCTTCCATTCTATACAATGTTCCAGCTATTGACTTAGCAACCATCTTTTGACAGAACTCTCTACTAGATATTTGTCCAGTCTTTTTATTTACTGACAATGTTTGCGAGTATCTATATAGTATTCTAAACATACCTATATCGCTAGAGCTATCAGCTACATTTGGTGTTCCAGCTGGAGCGTAAGCAAACTCATGATAACGCTTGTCAATTTTGTCTTCGTTTATTGAGTCAACGTGTGCCTCAAACCATTCGTCCTTGTCTAGTGTTATACCTATGTCATCAAAAAACGAAATGTCTACATTGTCGTCTTTTATAGCTTTTTGTTTAGCGTTTTTTTGAAACTCAGAAACGCTAGTGCTTATCTTTTTTTTTTTAAGGTTTCGCAAGATGTCTTTTAAGTTTTCAACTAATGGCTTAGGCTCTGGCGTATCTGCAAAAAATCTTTGTGCAACTTCTGGCGGTAGCTGTAAAAATTGAATTAAGAATACAATCGCTTGATCTTTGTTCAAAATTCCTTCTTGTACTTTAGCTACAATATCTATTGCACTAGAAATTTGCGCGCCATTATATGAAGCCTCAACGTCTTGGACTACCTCTACTTCTTCTTCTGGCATTTCTTCATTTATTGGTGTTTCTACTACTTCTCCATCTGGAACTACTACTGCGTCATCTTCTATGTCTATTCCTTCTGTCTGTTCGTCTATTGCGTCAATTATATCTAAGTCTAAGAAGTCAGCTGGCTTTAATGTTTTAAAGTATATGTCTAAACTATCTATGCCGTTAATTCTAAATATCTGGTCAAGTGATTCCAAGAGTGTGGATTGAAATGGCTTGATGCAAGTAGAATTGAAAAGACTATAAGAATCTCTTAACTCGTCTGCATTGCTTCCAAAACCAGATTCAGCTTTCACGCCAAAAAGGAGAGGCGACGTGACTCTATGCGCCGTTAAAATTTTTCGACTTACTTCTTGCGACAAGAACTGATATTTGTCGTCATTGTCTCCAGTGTTTAACGGCACAACTTCTGGTGTTGTTTCTTTGCCGTCGTTAAAAGTTATAATTAGTTTACCACTATTTCCAGAGCCGCTAAACTTTTCGTTAAGTTTACGCTCAACTTGTTGACGCTCCATATCGGTAGGTATTCCATTGGAAAAATTAACCATACAGCTAGGCATAAAGTTGTTGTCTATATTAGCTAAATGTAGTTCCGCAATCGACATATCGAGCTGTATAAAATCCGTCCCCCCGATGTAATCACAAATTCCATAATAGAATGACTGTGGATTGTATTCCTTAACTTGCATTAGTTGACTTGTTTCTGTTCTGTCTTCTGGATTAAAAGCCTTAATGATTCTTGGCTTATACTTTCTAATATTGCTCCAGTCATAACAATAGTAATACTCATTAACCTTGCCGTAGCTATCAGCCTTGCCAGAGCGTATGTATTGAGCTGGAATGTGTTTTATTTCATGGATAGCTGTTTTAGCCTTATTCCAAATAACGTTGATGTAACACGTTCCAAATAGCTTTAAATCAAACGCTAGGTTTTTTATTGTGTTTCTACTTCCAGTTTTTAGTAGTTTATTAAACTTTAAATATTGTTCTTTTGCGTCGCCCTCTAGTTCGTCTTTGTCAACAACGTCTAGTCCTTGACAGGTGCTTTGCTGATCTCCAGCAATCATAGCTGACACACCTTTGATAATAGCTGAGTTTATTCCAGAGCCAGTAAACAATTCTATTAAGTATTGTGGATATAAATTATCTGCTCCAAAATAGATGTACTCTTTATCGTCTTTTTCAACAATGTGTGGTATGTTATAATGTGCTAACTCAACCACTGATAAATCATATTTGTTTTTCTTTTTAGCCATTATACATAAGTGTTTGTTAGATAAACTTGTTGTTGTTGTGTGCTTTCATATTCTGTGTAATCAACAGCTTGATTTACTGTTGTTGCACTATAAAGATTCATTAATCCCATATAAGACAATTGCAAACCAGTTGCGTCTAAATTAGAAGAAGACGTGTTTTTATATATTTCCATATCATAAAGTCCATAAGGAAAGTCTTTATAGCCAACATATATAACACCAACAGCTGGAACATGAGTGCCAGTAGAATAAGATGTAGTAAATGTCATTTTAAAATATCTTTGTTTATATGTCAAATCTAAACTCGTTGGAATAAACGTCATAGACTTGTTTGTTTCTTGACTTGTAATTTTAACTAAAGGCGTAAAAAAAAATGGACTATCTGTTGGATATAAATAACTATCAAAGAGATTTACATACATAATATTGGTGCTTCCAGCTTGTGACAATCTGCTAACTTGTATCATATCTCTATAAAGTATTTGTCTATAACATCTGGCATAATTTCTTTTACAATTTTTAAATCGTTTTCGTTTAACGCATTTATGTCAAAAATTATGTGATTCTCTTTGTATTCGTCTTTAATCTTCCAAGCCATTTTTAATCTTTACTTTTTTTACTTTTTGTTTTTCAAAATAGTTTGGATATTTTTCGGACAATGACTTAAGTCCATTTTGTCCAATCTCGCCAAGTGTTAATTTATAACCAGTTGGCTTTACGTTTAGATATTCTTTTTTTACTACTATCATGGCATTGCTTTTTTATAAATATAATTATTTAGCTTTTGTTTACAAATAAAAAAGGCAACCGAAGTTGCCCTTTTTAAAAAACAGAATAGAAAACTATTTTAAGCTGGTGTTGTACCAGATGTTATTGTGATGTTTGCTGGAGTTGCAATCGAGTCGAAAGGATAGCTTGCTTCCGCTGGATTTCCGCTTGATTTTGCAACAATATAGTTTTCAGTTTCTTGAGCTGTAAACGTTAGAGTAAAGCCAGAAAGATCAGCCTTCCCAGTGCCAGTAGTCATTGCTCCAGCCGTTACACTGCAACCGAATCGAGTTCCCATAACAAAAACGTTGTCGTTAGCGTCTAAAACAAATACTTGACATCTACCTTTTAGTAAAATATCTAAAGCGTTTAAGTCTTCTTTGACAATTTTTTGCAATTGAACTTCTAAAGTTTGTTCATAAAATGATGTTCCATTTTCATCACTTGTTGTAAACGTTGACGTATAACCAGATGTATTTGCTCTCAAGTCATATTTGAATAATGTAAGCGTTCCAATTTCAGTTATTTCATTAGCTGAAAAAGTGAACTTATTAAACAAAGTTTCGTTGTATGGAAGCAAATAGATTTTGTTTATTCCCCCAATGGAATCCTTGCATGGAACAAGCCTGCCAGAACTGAGGTCGCACGAAAAATCGTATTTTTTATTTGCCATTTTTTTTCTTTTTTAAGTTAAGTAAAAGGGAGGTATATTGCAACCTCCCATTTAACAATTATTATCCAGCATAAAGAACCATGTCAGAACCAAACGCGTAATTAACACCAGCGTTAAATCGCATAATCATCCTAACGTGGTCGCTTCCGTCAAGTTCAGCCATGTCTAAAACACGAACTTCACTAGAAGAACCGTCCGTCGCAAAAAACATATTAGACGTTCTTCCAGCTATCATTGTGTTGTCAGCTAGTCCTGGAGCGTGGCATAAAGTTATTCCATTAAACTGTAATGGAAACTCGCCTCCCATATTGTAAAGATTAGCGTAACCAAGCGTAGCTTGTGCTTGTATGTAGAATCTGTAAGCACTTGTTGGAATCCAGATTTTTAAATCTTCTTTACCAAATACAGCTGTTGGTATTGTTGACATAACGTCGTTTAGTTCAGCAACAATGTTAGCCGCAGATAAAGTAGTTGCACCAGCAACGTCGTTTACATCGCCGTCAGCAAGTAATAATTTTCTAAAGCCATCGAACTGTCCGTTAGTGTCAGTAGTTCCATCCCAAATAGATGTTTGGATTTCTGCTGATACTTTTTCTGCTGTTTGAGCGATTAAGTAATCAGTGAACTCTAATGGCAAAGTGCCGTTTAAACCAGCCGTCATGTTTTGTCCTTCCCAAGATTTTAAAAATTCTTGCTTACAAACCTGAGTATTTACGTCCAATTTTTCTGGCGTCAAGACTCTTTCTGCATAAGTTACTGTGCCGTCGTCAGTAAAAGCACAAGTAGCGTCAGAAATCAATCCGTCAGTTGTTCCGCCGACTGTGATTTTTCTTAGGTTAGCTTTAAATTCTACGTTGTTTAAAACTGTCAGTTCGTTGTTTGCGATAGTAGGATTTGAAAGCAACGCTGCTGAGATATATCCAGCCGCCGCTTCTCCTGCATAGTTTGAAGTTACAGACTGAGTTAAGTCATACTTCTTAGATAAATTCTTTTTCATTTTTAAAATATTTAGTTTTTGTTTACGAAATATGCCACTCTTTCTTTAACTGAAAGTTTAGACAAATTAATTTCTTGATTGTTGTTAACACTTGGCGATACATTTACGCCGTCATTAGATGGCTCATTTTCTAAGCCACTAAACTTTTCTTCCATTGAGTTTAGACGTGTAATAATTTCGCCCATAACGTCAGTAGATAAATCTGTTGATTCTTTTGAAAGCTCCTCCGTTTCCTCAGCCGCTTTGTCGCCAAATACAGCTTTTTCTAACTCAGCAACTCTGTCTTTCATTTCTTCAAATGTTTTTGCCCAGTCAGTTTCTTCCGCTTCTGATTCCTCAGCTAACTCCTCTTTGTTTTCTTCCTTAGACAATTCCTCCTCTACAACAACTTCTTCTTCTACAACTTCTTCTTCTCCCATTCCAGCTACTCTACTTTCAGAGTCTATTCTTATTTTTGAGCCGTCTTGGAGTGTGTAGATTCCCTCTGCTAAAGATTCCACCTCGCCTGAATCGTTTATCACATAAACTTCCGCACCTATGTCGAAACTTTCCGCGTCTGTTGCTATGACTCTAGCGTCATCTAGTATTGCTTCTGCATACATATTGATTTTGTATGTCTTCTTTTTTGATAGCTTTAAAAGCTCTTTGATTTTTTTTATTGAACTCATGTCGAATCTTTTTTTATATATATTAATAATTGTTTGTTGTTCCTTTTCAAAATGAAAAACTATCGTTTGACAGTTTTATTTTTTATAGCGGCACACACTTTTGCGGCTGTTTCTTCATTGCCATATTCAGCCATCTGATCTCTCATGCACTGATCCCAGTCATACTTAGCTAAATAGTCAGAGCTTGTGTATTTCTTTTTCTTGTACTTTGCTTTCTTTTTTCTTTTCTTCATCAGCTCTTGGTGTGACTTGCAAGCCATGAAATAAACCTCCGAATCAATTTCGTGTGCATGACTTCCAATACAATCAAAAAATAACTCTCCATACAGCTCAGCTTTTTCTATATCTTTATAGACTGGTGTTCCGTCTAACGTTTTGTCTGGCTTTAGTTCAGCGTTTAAAAGCACGTCTTTGATTTCATCTAAGACTTCTTTTTGTTCACACTCTATACATTCTTCTGCTAAATCTAAGATGTCTTGTTTTTGCATCTCAACAACAGAATCAACGAAATAGCCTTCTATCGAGAAGCCTCTGAGCTTATTTTGCTTCACTTGTTCCCACACTTCATCGTTGTATATTTTCATCTTTACAAACCAACTTCCAATTGGTACGTCGGAGAATCCGTAGAGATTGCTTTTGTCTGTGTCGTCTTCTTTTATCCATGTTTCAATAACACTAACACCACTAACGTCTTCTTTGTGTTCTAATGTTGCTTTGTTATTTTTAAGACTATTCATAAATAATTCTTGTGCTTTCTCTATTGTTTCTTTAGAAAAGAAAACTAGATACTCTCCGTCTTCTTCTGAATATCTTGGAATCTCTTTTTCTGGAACAAGTGCCACACCTACCAGCATTCTTTTTTCTTCATCTATTTTTGCTAATGATAAAAAGTTGTCTTTGTTAAGTGCCACCCAGCCACGTTCTATTGCTGGATTTGCTACAAGGCTTATAGCTTGTATTCCAAAAATGTCTTCTGTTTCGTCTATTAATAATTCAACTAATTTTGGCTTCTTCATTTTACTAATTTTTTATAAATATATTTAGCTTAATTTTGTTTATAAAGTGGCTTGATTTTCTAGCTCCTCTTGCAAGGCTTGAGCGTTAGAAATATCGTTCTCAATAACATAGGCTTGCAACGCTGTGTCTGTTCCAGCACCAACTAAATTTTCTGTCAATTGCGACGGAATCATTGATTGGACATTGTCTTCTGAAAAAGTTTCTGAAACAACTTCGTCTTCGCCTCCACCGCCTCCACCGCCTCCACCACCACCGACGTTGGCTTCTGCTAGTGTTGCTCTTGCACTTGCGACACCAGCTATAACAGCTCCAACACCAGTTAAGATTGCTCCTAAATTAGCTGGAAACGGAACGGCTTGTGCTTGTTTTATTGCTCCAGCAACAGCAATAGCTGTGTCTATTAATATCTGTGCCATAGCGGCTCTTTTTCTTTGTCTGTTGGCTTCTTCTTCAATCTCTAGTCTGCGTTCTTCGTATTCCTCTTGACTTATATTTCCAGCCTCTAATTCAGCATCTAAGGCGGAAATACTTTCTTGTGCGTTAGTTTGTTGAATTTGTGAAATAGAATCTAACATTCCTTGAATAGCATTTACTGATTGAAAAAAACCATCTTGCAATTGTTGTTGAAACTCTGCGTTTTCTACTAAAAGTTCAGCCATTTGTTCGTTAGTATATTCGCCAACCTCATCTAAAGTGTAACCCATAGCTTGTAACTCTGCTAACAATTTATCTCTAGTAGCATCTACTGTGACTGTAAACGCTTGTGTTTCTTGATTAAACAATTCCATTATCTGACGCATTTGTTGAGCGTATAGTGTTTCAGCCTCTTGATTTTTTTCTATTAGCTGTGATGTCATATTTTCTTGCTCTCCCAATAAAGCGTTGTTATTAGCTATTGTTTGGTCTAATAAAGTTTTAGCGGCGGTTTCTGCGTTAGTTCTTTTTCTCATTGCGTCTTCATCTCTCAACTGAGTTTCAGTTAGTAGAGAACGTCTAACCTCATCAAGAACATCTTGTGATGACTTTATTTTATCTTGTGATATTTTTTGTTCTTCTGCGGCTTGTCTCATTCTTTCGTCATGATTAGCTTTTTCAGTTGCCGCTATTTCTCTAACTATGCCGTTAATTTTATTGTTAAGCTCTATTTGTTTAGTGCCAGATTCTTGTCTAAGGTTTGCAACAGCTATTAATAGTTCCGCTTCTCTGTCTAAGTCTGCGGCTGTGTTTTCTCCCATAGCCATTTTCTCTTGTTGTATTCTTAGCTCCTCCTCTGCGTTTTCTACTCGTTTGTCTAATAAGTCTTGCTCTATTTGAAACGCTTGTCTAGCGGCATTTAGTCTTGTTTCTTCGTCTTTTGACAAGTCTTCTGCAATCAACTTCAACGCTTCAACTTCTGCTCGTCTTTGTGCTGTTTCTACATTCAGCTCTCTTTGGCTATCTCTTATTCTTATTGTTGCGTCAGCTAGATCATTAGCTAGCTTTATTTCTTCTTTTATTTCTTTGCCAATTCCTTTTAAAGAATCAGTCATGTCTTTAGCCGCACCTTTAAAGTCTCCTTTAAATACTTTCATAACGCCTCTACCAAAACCAGCTATTCTGTCTGTAACTACTTTTATTCCAGCTCCTAACGATGTCAAAACTTTTTCTAATATTTCTGCTCCGTCTTTTGTCTGTGTAAAGTATGTTACAAGCGAGCCTATGGCTAAAACAAACGCTCCAATTCCAGTTGAAAGCAATCCAACATAAATAGACTTAAACATCTTTTTAGCTGTTCCAGTTGTAGCTACAAAGGCTTTTTGAACACTGCCCAGATTAGTGCCTAAGATGTCAACTTCTCCCCATGCGTCTGTCAAACTAGATGAAAGACTGTCTGCTTCTTTTTTACTTTTCTTTATATCAGAGCCGAGTTTGTCCATTTTCTTTCCACCATCTGACGCTCCTTTAACATTAATATTTACATTTATTTCTTCCGCCATATTATTCTTTTTAGTTCTTTAAACATTCTTTTAAAACTTGTATGTTTGTAATTTAAGCCATATAAAAAGTCGTACTCTTTATTCTTTAGCTCTATTGTGTTTATTATTTTTAGCTGTGCCAACATAGTTATTGAACACAATTTTATGTGATTTTTTAGTTCCATATTAAATTATCATCGTTTTGAAAATATAAATAGCCAGCGTTTTGCCACAACGCATAACTTACATTATAACCTCCATTAGCTATGTTTGGCAATTCTTGAACGTTTAACTCTACTGACAAGCTCCAAGCTCTAAAAGTATTATTTTGTGAATCAACCAAAGCAAACTCTAACTCTGTGTTGTTTTCTGTAATTTCTAAAGTGCAAGAACTAGCAACACCACCCTCTGTAATCGAGAACTCTTGCACACCTCTAATAGTTCCAATTTGTGTTATTGCTCCATGAATATTTTTAAAGCCAGTGTAATAAGACACACTCTCCGTTGTTCCAACTGGATAACTAGAATTTGTACTACCTACAACAGAAACAATAGCATTGACTCTAATCATCATATTGCTGTTTGTTGGTATTTTTAAACGCTCTAAACTACTATCGCCTTGAACGTAAGCATAACCTTTTGTAGTTCCTTCTGTGTAACCAGACAAAGCTATTCTATGTATTTCGCCATTTATTTGTGGTTTACTAGCATTATTAGACGAGTGTTTTATTATTATGTCGTTTCCTATTTGTGGCATTATAGGCTGAGAATATTTGCCATTATTAGTTCCCATAACAAAGACTTTATTGTTCCCTGCAAACTTGTTAGTTGTTAGACTTTTATAGCCAGATTGTGAATAAAAAGAAACTGCATTTCTAAAACTCTGAACAGAAATAGGAAGACTACCAGTATTTGCTAAACATGGATACAATGGAGCGTTAGCGTCAAAAAAAGTTGCTGGCGTTCCACCATAAGCATAGCAACTAGCTTCGTCAACAAAAAAATGTCCGCCACCACAAGCTGTTCCGTCTGTTGGACAGAACAACCAATACGCACCATAAGCTAGATTTGATCCCATTATGTCAGACAAAACATAGTCTCCAGTATAAGTAACTGTGTCTAAAACTTTAAGCAATGTTACTTTAGTTGACGCTTGAGAGCCTATTTGATAATTTTGTATTTTGATAATCCGCCAATAAGAATCTCTTATAAATATCTCATCACTAAATGAAAAGTCAAAAATGTCTGTTGCATCTAAATTTAAATAGCACTCTAAGATTCTAGCGTCTTCATTATACAAATTGTCTAAGTATTTTTTCCAGTATTCAAAGTACAATGTTTTTGAAGTCCAATCTAAACCGCTTGGCTGATAATTAAATATAGTTAAATCTGGAACGGCTGGAGGTGCAAAACCCCAGTATAAACTTTTATTGCTAGACGTTAAAGTATATTGGTGTGATGTTCCATTTGGTACAATATCCCATGCTGTGCAAACTGGATATTTTGTAAACTCTTTTGGCACTGGTATTCCATCTACTAAATTAAATATGTGCAAATAATAAGATGCCGTAGATGGCGAAGAAGTGTCCACGTCTAAAGTTACTGACGTTGGCGTGCCACAATAATAGAATAACTTTGGCTTTGTATTAGACAACTTTGGAAGTGTCACACCAGAATTGTCCGTATCGTAACCAATTTCATAGTGAACAGCCATGTTTTTTAAATCTGTGACGTCCATTGACGTTGGAGTTTCGCCTACTTTTTGATTTATAAAAGGAGAAAACAAAGAGTCGTTTTTAAGCTCTCCACTAGCAAATTCGTTAATAACTTCGTCAAGTTGCAACTTTCCTAAAACACTAATTGTTGGTGCGTCTTCTCTTATAGCTTTATTCATTAAATCCTCATCATCTAAGTCTGTCAAATTTATAGTTCTTTTTTGTAGAGAAGTTGTATCTGATATTATGATTTCTTTTTCTGTGTCTAATTTGTCTGTCCAAAACTTAGTGCTTCCAGAACCTATATAGTCATTGTAAGGCTCTAAAATTAATTTGTTAGGATCATTTGGATCAGTTGTCACTATCAAGTTAAAACGTTGTATAATATCTTTTAAAAAGGCTTTCTGTGTAATAGTGTCTGGAATACAAGCTGGCACGTCTACGTTAGAACCATATATATCTAACAAATTGTCTGTAAAATTAGCTTGAATAGACGAGTACCAATTGTTCATAATAAAATCACTAGGCAATTGTATTAAGTAATAGCCTAAAGTAAGTGACGCTGACAAAGACGTATTGTTTACTCTAACGTTAAATGGAGATATTAAAATGATAGCTTTTGTACCAACTGGCATTTGATATAAGTCAAAAGTAAAAGTAATCTGGTCGCTTGACGATGGATTAACAAATTGTCCAGTAGACCAATAAACTGTGTCTTGGTCTGGTGCGTTAGTTGTTTCGTTCCAACGTACTAATTGAGCTGTTATAAGCGGTGTTGAGTTTCCACAAGCCGCACAATTTGAAAACTGCGGATAGAATTGAACTTGAACATAGTCCATATTTAAAGCTACTCTTGTAATTGTGTTATATGTAGCGTCGTAAGTTCCGTCTGGATTTAGATAATTTCCATTTCCAAAATTGTCTGCAACAAAAGGCGTGAAAGCATAATCAAAACCAGCACAATCTGTTGATGTTGCTGTGACTGGTATAGTTCCCCATTGTTCGTCAGAGCCACCAAACAGAAAGCCATCTGGATTCAACTCGTCGTTTTCCACAGCTGGATGTGCTGTTTCTAAATCGCTTCCAGTTGTCATAAATAGCTTACTAAAATACTTTTCACTAGCATATATGCCAGTGCCGTCAATAAACGCTGACGTATAGCTAAAACCAGATTTAGCAAATATCAAGTTGAATAGAGCTTTAAGTTGCAACGCTGGACGAAATTGTTGCATAGGTGTTGCTTTTTGTGCTGGATTATTTGCGTTTGTTGGATCACTCATATTCATATAAGCGTTGACTGTGTCTTTAAAATAACCTCCGTCCATAGTAAAAGACAAAGGATAAAGAACTTTAGAAACGCCAGCGTCAGTATCTTGCAATGACACTCCACTTTTGTTTGTTAATGTGCCAGCCCATGAATTATAAAGTGTGTTGTTTGTTGCGTCTGTATATGTAAACAAATGATTCCATTCTTCCGAGTAAGTTCCGTCGTCATTCTTAAAAACGTCTTTAAGTTTATTCTCTCCAATAACATTAAATAAATTAATAACAGTAGAAGCAATTGACACTTCATAAGTTCCAGCCTTTTCATGTACTGACTTTAACTGCAATAGTCCTTCAAATTGCGATGTTGTGCCATAATACAATATTGCGTCAAATTTTGTTCTAGTATTATAGACAAGTTTTTGCAGATTTACTTCGTACCAATTTTGAAAGAACTCATTGTTGCGGTCAGTGAACGGCAACTTAAACGTTTGGCTAAAACTTGCTTTTTTTGTTTCTGGATTCTTAATGTCGTCAAACTGATAATTAACAGAAATATTAGGCTCTTTTTGCAAGTCTAATTCGTATGGCTTAACAGCCGATACGCCAACTGATTCTTTTCTATATGCTACTAATCTTAGCTTTGCCATTATGAATTGGTATTTATAGGATTGCTATATTCTATTTTAATAGTGTATTGAATTTTAACTTTATTGTTAGCTCCAGTTTTTCTAACTATCTTATTGTCTGTAACCATAACTGGAACAGTAAAGTCTGTGTCTGCATTTTGTACCATAAAGACGTCTGTTGACATTATAAGATTTTCTAAAAGCTGTGCGTCTTCTTCTGTAATGTAATCAGTGTTAAGAGTTTCGCTAAGTGTTGCTTGTACTTCTCTAACTTTTTTTGATGCTTCAAAATTTTGATAAGAATATTCTGTGCTGTTAAACTCTCCTATTAATTTGCCATAAGTGTTTCTTGTGACGTCTAACGTTTGTGTTGATTTCATGTTGAAAGTAAAGTAATCATATCCGCCTTTGCTATTTGTCCATGCTAATCTCCTAGATTTAAAGCCTTTGCAACTTGCTGTTTGTTTTATAAAATAATAAATAGCTGAACGAAAAACAGCACCATTTGTGTTAGTAGCTTGTATTGTGTAATACGCCCAGCCAGAGTGATTAGACGGACGATGTGTGTTTGAGCCTCCGTCGTCGTAACCTTCTAAATTAGCAACACCACAACCAAAATATAGCAAGTGTTCTGCTAAACTTATAGTTGCTCCAGAATCAGAAACAGCACCACCAGCTGTTGAGCTGTTAGTAAATGAAGACGGAGAGCCATTTGCTGTGCCGTCTGCATTATAGTATTTAACTGTAATTTTTTGGACTGCACCATTAAACAAATCAACGCCATTTAAGAAAGCTAGTGTGTGATAGTCTCCGTCTTGTATATGCGTTCTAATTATAGTGCTGTTTGTTTCTTCGCAAAATGTAGGCTGTAAATCACTTAGAAATTTAGAGTTAACGTTTTGCATTTGATACGCTTGGAACGCTGTTCCTTGAAAATAAGCTCCAGTTGTTCTTGCTGTTTGTAAAGGCAAAGACGCCGCTATATAATACAAAGTATCAGTAGCGTTAGGCGTATCGTCAAAAGACGGAACAATTGTTGCTGATGACGCATAAGACTGATACGCTTTAACAAACACTTTTTTAACTTGATTAGAGTTTTTACTATAAATTTTAGTAGTCGCTCCAGTGTTTGCTCCTAATGTGTGAATTGGATATGCCGTAGCGTTCTGGTCTGCGTAAGTCTTTTCTATTTGTGTGTTGACTATGTTCCGTATATCAAACGTAGTGTAAACGTTAGATGTGCCAGTAGTATAGCCATTCTGTCTTTGTTTTAGTCTACCTAGCAACGTTCCAGTAGCGTCGTCTAGCCTTATTTCTAAAACAAACTTAAAATAGAATAAGCCAGAAATGTCTGTTTGCTTTATAGTGTATGGAACAATAGGTGTCCAATTTGTTATAACTGGAACTTTGTCTGATGTTTGGACTGGCTGTTGTTCTATTGAGATTGATCCTAGTGCCATTGTTTTTCTTTTTTATATTATACTAAATCGTCTTTTAAATTATTTGCTAAGTCATGTGCATAAGCTCCTTCTAAGTTTATATACATCTTAGCTAAGTTTTCTGCTAGTGGTTTACTAAAGAATCCTTTACCAACCGCTGATTGATAGCTTCCACCTTGTCCAAGTCCTCTTTGATATATCTTTTTTGCAATAGCAAACTTTAAGCTATTACGAGATACAAAACGTCCAGCGTCATCTCTAGTTCCTTCTATTCCTTTTTTTACTACCCATTTGTCAATTGCTTTAGGCGGTATCATTGTATAGTTGCCACTAAAAGCTGGCTGATTTCTAAAACCAAATATAGCATTTGCAAAAGGACTATTCAATTGTCGCCTTTCATTCTTAACACCTTTCACACCAGTATCGACAAAACCAGCATAGTCTGGCATAGTAAACCTAACAATAGGCGTCTTGTCAAAGCTACCTATAACAGAGCCTTTGATTTTAGATGCAAGGTCTGTTGAGCCTCCAAGAATCTTTTGTGCGTCTGATACTTGTTTTCTAGCAAAGCCTTGCAATACTTGTATGGAATTACTAAACGCCATCGTTCATAGATTGTGGAACATCACAAAGATTGTTCGTGTTTTGACAAGTAATATTAAACGTCGTACCCCAGCCACTAAGACTGTTAGAAAAACGAGCTGTAAATGGTGTGCAACTTAAAGGCATTTCAATATCAATTCTAGCATCGACATAACTTCCAGTCTGTATGTTTTGCCTAAAGTTTGCTATAACATCTTTTAACGTAAGTAGTGTTTGAGAATAAGCGTCAATTAATGGACGTCTAGTTTGTGATAATTCAGCAACCTCAATATCCTCATTGACTTGGTCTGCTATTAAAACGTCGATTGAATAAGTTATAGTTTGCTCATCTACAATTGCACCGACTGGTGTTGCGTGCATTAATGGAAACAGATTTAAGTCCATTTTTACAATGTCAACTTCTTCTAAACTTCGTGTGTAAAAACTATGTATGTTTTTATGATTAAATTGTATGTCGTACAATATCGTCATTATTTGACGTATTGTCATATTCCTATAAGTTTGATTTGCTGATGTTGCCATGTCTTTCCTTTTGTAGTATAAATTTGTCTTGCTTATATGCAAGAAACGTTAGTGCTTGATAGATGCCTATTTTAGTGACTGCATCTATTTTAGTTATATCTCCTCCAGCCATTTCGTAAAGCAAAGCATACCAACCCCACTTGTCAGTGTATCTGTCTTCTGTTGTTACCCTCCGCTCTTGCTTCGTTCCTTTATTCTGGACAATGTCTGTTTTCTCAAATAGTTGCGAGAATCTTGTATAAGTGTTTTTTCTAAATGAAAAAAAAAATTAAGAACGCCTAGTGCTTCTCCCATTGGAAATTGCAACATTGCTTCTTGTTTTTCTGGCGTCGGATTATAGTCCTCCACATTATACCTTCCCCATCTATCTACTTCGGCTGTTTGTTTTCTATACAATACAGCCATTATTTTGTGCAAATTTTCAACAGCATCTAAAACATAATTCTCTAAATCTACAAACTCTCCAGTTGTCATTTCTGACATCTTAGGCATAAGAGAATAAGTAGTGCCATTGAAGTCTAAATGTTTTTTAACTTCTATTTTTGAGGGATCATCTTTTGTTAGTTTCATTAATATAGAGCTAACCTTTTCTAAATCAGCCAACGCAAACGCTCTCAAATCCTCTTTCTTTACATTGCAAAACAACATTATCATTTCAAACATCTTTTGCTTTTCCTTCTTTTTACTATCTACTAAAACCATGAATTTTTGGTATTGCTCGATAGTTATGTCGTTCCAATTCGTTGGAACTTTTAGTTTTATCTGTTTCATTTTTTATAAATATAAAAGTTAGTTTTTTGTCTTAGCTTATATAATACTTGCCAGAATAAGACACCATGAGCTTATTCAAACATACATATCTAACAGCATCTATGGCGTGATTAAAAGCGTCTATTGGCTTGTTAGTGATTTCGTTGTTCTTGTCTTTAATCCATTTGTAATTCCTAAATTCTTTTATAGCATTGACACTTCTTTTAGTAATATTTAGCTTGTGTCTTTTCATAACGTCTATGCCTATTCTTATAGAGTCTGCTCCTTTTTTAGCTGGCTTTATATTTATGCCAGTATTCATTCGATAGATTTCTTCAATACTCTTAGGCTCGCTCGAGTCGGCAAAACATTCTGCTCCTCTTTGTATTTGCAAGTCTTTTATCTTGTTTCCAATATCTTGATTTGTTAGTCCTTTTTGATATATAAGCTCGTCTACATACAAGTCTAAGTCGTGTTTGTGTACTGACACCAATGTTGTCGGGTCAGCTGAATAGCCGAAGTCTAAGCCATAAGAAACTAGATTTGCATTGTCTGGCACTTTGTCTACTATATTAAATGACGGGAAAATGGTTTCAGTAGCCACCCCACGTTGCCCTTCGCCAAAAACCCGCCATAAATTTTCGTCCACTTCTTTTAGTCTTTCAATTTCTGCTATTGTAGATTCTTCTAAGAATGGATTGTCTTTATAAGTAGACACAAAGAAGTCTACGTCCTCTCTGTCTGCGTCTATTATTTGTGTGTATAACCAGTGATATTCGTCACTTGGATTAAAGTCTATAATGATTTTAAATGATGTTCTAAGTACCAATTGAGTGTAACTATCAAAGTCAAACTCATTGCACTCGTTTAAAAACAATATCTCTCTTTTACGACCACGCACTCTCATTGGCTGGTCAATGGATATAAACTCAAAATGGTTGCCGTAAAGATGATATAAAGCACTAGACTTGTTGTGGTTTCGCTCATCGTATAAATTCTCTTTTTTAAGTATGTCAAAGAAATCACGCATTGCAGTTCCTCTTAGTGCTGGAAAAGTCTTTCTAGCTATTGTTATGTATAGTCCTTTGCCTTTGTTCTTATACGCAAACTCTATTAGTGCTAACAATATAGAATAGGTCTTTCCGCTTCTCGTTCCGCCTTGTAGAACGCATATTCTTTTAGTTGAGCTTTTTACATCATAATATGGCTTAGCTTGTTTCTTCATCGTCATTAATCCAAGACGGAGGACTAGCACTAACATTGACATTTTGGTCTGGCAATCCTTCTATTCTGTCTAATATTTCTTTTATTGCTTTTAGCTTTTCATTGTTATTCGAGTCTTTGTGGAACGCTATTTGTATTAACATCTTTGCTATTGGCGAGCCAAAGTCTCCAACTCCTCCCATGTTAGTATCTTGTGTTGCTAGTAATTCTTTCAATACAGTAGCTACATTTCTTCTTCCTTTAGGACGTCCACGTTTTTCTGGCTGATTCTCAGAACTAAATCTTGTTGCTTTATTTGGAAATTTATTCATGATTCCGTTTTTATACCGATTTTTCGTTGATTAATATTTCTTTTATTAAATAAGCCATTACGTCTGCTGTCATGCTATTTCCAGCTTGTTTATATAGTTGTGTATCGCTTATTCCTATTTCTCTGCATTTGTCTACAAAAGAGTCTGGAAAGCCTTGTAGTCTAAAACATTCTTTTGGTGTTAGTCTTCTTATTTTTTGTTGTTTTATATAAGGCACAGAAACCCCTCCAACACTATTGCCATGTGATGTCAAGCAAGGTACTATGTTGTTTTTTTTCTTTCTTAGTCCTTCGTCATTTCTATAATCTGCAACCCATTCTATTGCTTGAGAATTAGCCGCATCTAAACAATAGCTAGTGCCGTCTTGTTTTATAAGATGTCCTGTTCCTCCTGCGTTTTTATTCTTTTTTATAGAAGGTCTTTTTGCACTTCTTTGTTGTAAACAATGTACTTTTATTAAATTGTCAGTGTGTGTTCCTTTTGCTTTGTTTTTCTTTGTGTTTTCTTCCAGCTTTTTTACAGTTTCTTCTTTTAAATAATACTTATGATCTACTATGTCATCTACTATGTCTTTTAGTTTTAATTCTAAAGGCATTTTTTTTGGAAACTTAAAACTATGTTTTTCGTCTCTAAATCCTACTATAAAAACTCTTTCTCTATTTTGTGGTATTCCATAGTCTTTAGTGTTTAAAACTTTATAATAGACATAGTAGTTTAAGCCGTCTTCATAGTTAGTAAAACTATATTGACCATTTACAGTCTTCGCTAAGCAATCTAATATCGTTAAAAACGTTCTACCTTTATTGTGGCTTAATAATCCTTTGACGTTTTCTAGCACAAAATACTTAGGCTTTTTAGCTTTTAAATATTGCAATAAATCAAAGAACAATGTTCCCCTAGTGTCTTCAAATCCTTTTCTCTTTCCAGCCATGCTAAAGGCTTGACAAGGAAATCCAGCAACATACAAATCAACATAAGGAGCTTCATTGTGATTTCTTGTAGTAATATCGTCGTAAAAATGTTCTGTGTCGTAATTAGCTAAATAACTTTGTTTAGCGTATTTGTCCACATCACAAGCAAACATGGACTTGTGTTCTACTCCTAGTTTAATTAATCCTTGTTCTGGAGAGCCTATACCACTAAAGTCTGTTCCTATTGTTATCATAGCTTTATTTTAACGTCTAAACCTCTTTCGTCTAGTTCTTTGAATAATTGATTTGCTTTGGCTATGTTAGACTCTTTTATTGTTATAATATATTCGTCTTCTTTTTCTTCTTCTATTTTGTCTATATTTAGTCCTAGCTCTATTTCTTTAAATCCCCAGTCCTTAAGTTCTTCTATTTCAAAGTTACTTAATAAATCAAAATCCCATTCTCCGCCACTTTTGTTTAGCCTTATATTAAGCTCTCTTTCTTGTTCTTTTGACAAATCTAATATTACACAAGGAACTTTTGGAGGATATTCCCAATCTACTTTTTTAGATGCTTCGTTTAATATAGCAAATCTTTGATGTCCTCCAATTATTGTGTTGTCAGAATTTATTATTAAGGGATCAACAATTCCAAACTTTTCTATTGACTCTTTTAAGTCTTTAACTTGTTTTTTAGTTATCTGTCTAGGATTATATTCCGCTGGCTTTAACTTACTTAGTTCTATGTCTTTAATTTTCATTTTTTAAATTTTCGCTTATTATTATATATCCGTCAGCGTGTTCTATCGCTTCATTATCTACTTTATTGTAATGTAAATTAACATATGCAGCATACGCTTTAAGCCATTCAAAATGTCTTTCCTTGTTAGATGTAATATATTTTATAATAGTTTTATTTTTTAAATCTTTTTTCATATATTTTTTCGTATTCTATTTTAGCATATACTTGATGACACACATTCTCAAGATGTTTTATGCGACAAAACATATTAAACATCGAATCGCTTTCGGCTTTTATATGACACTCACGACACAAAGCCATTAAGTTTTCAATGTAATTTTTCTGACTATTTTTGCCAGCTCCCATTCCACGACTTTGTAAATGATGAATGTCAGTAGCCTCAGCACCACACATCATCTCGCAAATAATTTTGTCGTCTAACACATAGTCAAAAAAATCCATATATATTTTAGTATGCTTTTTCAACTCTCTTTGGCATTTTGTGTAAGTCATCACTAGGCAAAGACAATATAAAGTCTCCTTCACAAAAACAGCATTTGCCTTTTTTAATTAAACTGACTCTTGTACAACTTATACAGAATCTAAATATTTGTTCTTGCTTTTTCATACTTCGCAACTTTTTTCGTAAACTCTTTTTAAATTATCAAGTGTCTTTCTATTGCAAGAGCCACAACTACTCCACTTAGCATTTGTTCCAAATACCGCTCTATATAGTGTGCCAAGAACAACTTGGTTTTCTCTATTGACTCTTTGTACTTTTTCTACTTCTGGAATAATTGTTTCGTAGACTTTCTTCTCGTCTTTAGTAAAAGCTCTTATATTTTTAAAGTGTGGAAACATAGCGTTGAGCTTGTCTTGTCTTTCACTACAATTGCAGTCTCCAAAAATAGTTTTGACAGCTTTAGATATTCCAGTTTTGTCTGTAAAGGCTTTTATGTCATCGCCTAGTCCTCTTGATTTTTTTACCATATTGCAAAGATTAAAAGTGTTAGTAATATTAATGTTGTAATTCCAACAACAACGTTGGCTATAAAGTCTTCGTTAAATTTCATTTTTTAGAATCTTTTTTACTTTTACTATTGACTTATAGAGAGTGTTCCTATTGATTCCACATTGCTTACTAAATTGATTGAGTGACATACCAGTCATCGTGTAAATTCTGAAGCATTCGGAGTCAAACCAGTGTATCTCTTTAAGCCTTTTGTTTATTCTCTCTATGTCTTTTTCCATTTGTTTTTTTAACTTTACGCCGTCTTCTTCAATTATCCGATGAAGTCTGTCTGGCGTATTGTTTATGTATTGATCTTGCCACGTTCCTAAAACAAATCTCTCGTCCATTATTTTATAATATTTTCTATATTTTTTATAAAAAGGAGATGTCTTGCTATGGTATTGATTTACCATAATTCTAGCTATCCAAAATATAAGCTCCTTTTTGTCTATTAGCTTTTCTATTTTTTCTTTGTCGCTGTCATATAACGCAACAATTGTATCATGCAATAAATCGTCGCTATCATACTTCTTGCAACTCGTAATCTTGTCGGACACTTGTTTTAGCTTCCGATAGTTCTTTTCTAAATATTGGTTTAATTTTGACACAATTATAAATCGTTGGCGTTCCTATGTTTTTAAGCAAATCGTATTCTATTTTAGACATCTTATTTGCCTCAATTTCAACAACATCAAACCTCTCGTGTATTTTTTTATATATATAAGACAAATTTATATTGTCTTTTTTTAGATAACGCAATATATAATTTTGTTCTCTATGTATTTCCCCTTGTTTGTAGTTTATTGTGAACAACCAGTTGTTAGTATCTGTATAGTCCCAGAACAATCTTTCGTTTCTACTATTAAAAAATGTCGGCTTTCTTTTCATTCTATAAATCCTCCTAAATATGTTTCTATTACACTAATAGCATTATCTAAGCCATGACATATTTCAGCAACGTAACCACGCTTATTTAGCTCGTCACGCCATTTTAATTGCTCTTTAGTAGCTCTATTCTTTCCAACCTTTAATTCTATTGCTAAGCCATGAAATTTACCAACTGGCTCATAAATAAATAAATCTGGGAAACCACGCTTGTATCCAGATTTCTTGGCTCTCATTCTAACAGAAACGTGTGGCTGATAATTGCCTCCCATGCTTCCGCAATATAAATAACCTTGCAAATCTAAATATTTGCAAACAGCTTTTTGTAGTTCGTATTCTTTCATCTATAAAATTTATATATTATATAACTAATAAAAGGCGTAGAAAATAATAGTGTAATAATGTTTAAATGTGGTTCTCCACATATTCCTAATATATGCTTAATTATTTCCATTATTTCTTAATCCATTTAGCACCAGCATTTGGATTGTATTCTGTTACATATCCAAGATTCTTTAAGTGCTGTTCATATTCTTTCTGTGCTGACACGTCTAGTCTTTTCATTAATAAACTATCGTAATGATCTGGAAACCTATTCTTTTGCTTATTAAAGCCATTATTAACCCACCTTTTCAACCTTCTACCTATATCAAATGTCTTTTCCATTTCAGCTCTAAATTTAGTTCCAGACTTATTCTTTTCAGTCCAAAATAAATAGAAGTCGTTTTTATCACTATCACTAATATTCTCTATTTGGTTTATGGAATTTTTAAATTCCACTATTCTTTTTTCTATACTTTTATGTACTTTATTAATACTCTTGTTTACTTTACTGGTAGAACTATCGTTATACGTTTGTTTTACGTTCGTATTATTCCACCTTTTGCTAACGCTTTCTTTTGCTTTTTTTGACTTCAAATTTATTTCTTCTATGTGTTTATTTAAACGCCTAGAATAAAAACAGCCGTCCTCAATGACAAATAAGTCAAAGTCTTCAATTACTGATCTTAATTTATCAGAATCACATTGCAAACCATAAGCCAATATATCATATTGATTTGTGCAGATTTTATTTTCTTCTGAGAATAGTAATTCTAATACTGCAAAATAGATTCCGTAAAATTCAAAACCGCCAACGCTTCGAAGTGTAATTAATTTTAAGTCCATTCTTGCGTTAGAATCGTGATTAAAGTATGTTTTTTTCATATTGTGTAAATAATGATAGTGCCTATGCTAACAGAAAAGTATAACATATAAAACAAGTAATAACATAGGCACTATCGGAGTTAACTAAAATGGTGTGTTTTCTGTGATTTGATAATTTATGTCGTCTTCAACTCTAATATCTTTAATCATTAAAGTTGTGAAGAATTTATCTTTCCATTGATTACATCTAATATAGAAA